ATCTTCGCGGAGTCCCATTTTACTCTTTCCCAATCTGGCGGGAGTGAATAGGTCGGACGGCCCCGGCGGTAATCGGTGAATCGGTCACCGCCGGGGCGCGTTGCTTTAGGAGTGGACGCCCGTCGCCAACTTGAACGACTCCGTCCTCTTGATGAGGATGTCGCTATCCTGCAACGCCACAAGGCGGAGACCGCCGTTCGTGTCGTTCGCGTAGGGATCGACGATGATGTCCGTGCCGCTCCAAAGGCAAACGGTCAGCTGCGTGAAGTCACCAAACAGGAGCTTCGCGTTCGGCATGAGGTTCGCCTCGACGAAATCGCGCCCGAGTACCTTGTTCGTCGCCGTGTCAAGGAGCCGGGTGGATCCGCCAATCGCGCCGACGTTCTTCGGCGTGTCCGCGCCGTCCGTAAGGATCTCGAAGTCGCGGGTCTTCGCCAGTTTCGCCCAAACGCCCGAATTGCCCACAAACTTCATGCTCGGCTTGTAGGAGTTCGCGGTCTTGGCGGCGGCGATAAGGTCGACGATCTTGTCGAACGTCGGCGCGTTGCTCCACGCGGTCGCGCCGCTGTTGAGCGCGGTGCAAAGGCCCGTCGGCTGCCCGGACGATCCAGTCCCCTGAAAAGCGGCGGTCTCCAGTCCGTTCGCGCAAGCGTACATGAGCCACTCCAAAACCTTGGCCTGCACGTTGACAGACGACTGGAGGAGCAGCTTGCGCGTAATGTCAACATACGCGCCGTAGGTGTGCGGCGTCGCCTCAATCTGCCCGAATGTCGGGTTCTTCTTGGCGACGTTGCTGCCTTCGGCAACCCAACCGCCGGAAATGCTGCCGCCCTTGGGGATGGCAATGTTTCCGACAAGGCCAGTGAGCACTTCCGCGCCCAACTGTTCGCGAAGGACAAGCGTCGCGACAAGGGCGTCGATAAACTGCCCGGAAAGAAGCAGCGTCTCGATCACGTTCTTGCCCGCGCCGCCGATCCCGGAAATGCCGCCGCCCGTGGAGGCGTCGTCCGCATAGCCGGGAGTGCCGAGCGTAAGTCCGCCGTCCTGTGCGTTCGCCGCCGCCCTGACGAAATCGGGGAGGAGGATTCCCTGCACGGCGCGGCCCGTCTTCTTCGCAAGTTCGGCGGAAACCTCGCGCTCGAAACCGATGTCGATGTTGGAAAACTTCGACTCGGCAACCTCGGCGTAGTAGCGCAAAACCTTCACGAAGTCGTACTGCTTCCTGATCTTGGCCTTGTCGCCCTCGTCAAGTACGGCGCGGGATTCCTCTGCGGGCTTTGCGGGCTTCTTCGCCAGTTCCGCGAGATACTTTTCGCGGCGGTTCAGGAGTTCCTCGCGGATTTCCTCGAAGGAACGCTCCGAGGTAAGGATGTCGGCAACCTCCTCGCCGCTGACGTGCGCGGCGGAGGCAAGTTCCCGGATTTTCTGCCGCTGTTCGGCTGTTAGTTTCATCTGGTCTTTGCTCCTTGCGGCGATGGTTGCCGCTTCTGGGGTTTTGTTCTGCGGATGCCCCTCGCGTCCGACACCCACCTGGGTGTCGGCTGGAACATTCACAAAAGAGGCTTCGTATGGCGTCCAGCTCGTGACGCGGAAAATCGGGAGCCCCGTTGCCGCGTCCACGCCGTCGCGCTTGTACTCGTTCACGATGTAGCCGACGGACATATTGCGCTTTATGCCGTCAAGGGCGTCGGCCTCAATGTCCCGCGCTTTCTGGGAATGGCCGAAGCGAATCGTGCCGCAAATCTTGCCGTCCTTGACCTCCGGCTTGTCCATGATCCCGATCTGTTCGCCGTAGTGGTTGTCCTGAATGACAAGCCCGTCGCGCATCCGGGTGTCGTCGATCTCGCCCGGCCCGTGGCCGAGTACCTCTAACGCTTTCACCCACTCGCCGCTTTCGGGGTCTGCCATGTAGCGGGCGTAGGGCGTCTCGGACGAAATCGAGCAGCGCACGACGCGCTCGGTCTTCTTGTCCTTGCCCTCGCCAACTTCCCGCGTTTCGACGATCCAGTCGGCGGCGCGGTACTTGCGCTTGTCGTCCTTCGGATCAGCGGCGCGGACGCGCCAGTCAGTCTTTCTCGTCTTCATCGTTCTCCTTTCCCGTCTTCGGGGTATTCTCTACCTTTAGCGGTTCGGTCAAAATCCCGGCGGCGTCCTTCTTCTTCTTCAGCCGCTTCTGTTCGGCGAGGTTCTCTTCGTAGTCCGTGCCGTAGTCGGCGGCGATCTGGGTGTCTGTCTTCCAACCGTGGGCGACGGCGATGGCTGCGGCGTTCACGTCCTTCATCGGGTCAACCCACTCCCATGTCCGCCCGCGAAACTCATGCTCGACAAGCCGGGGGAAGTCTGCGGCGACGTAGGGCGACGACGCCCGGTATTTCAGGAACGACGCAAGCCACGCCCGGAAGACGGGGGCCACCAACTGTTCGATCATCTGGGCTTGGAGCGTCCGCCAATGGTCGCGCTCGGCAAGCGTCCCGGCGCGAACGGACGAAAACGAAACGCCCGCCCAATCGTTCGCGAAACAGGCGTACTCAAGGCCGAGGCCGCTTGCCACGTCCCGAAGCATGGAGTTCTTGAAGTTGGTCAGTTCGCGGTTCGGGTGCGACGGCGTGACCGTCTTGTAGTCCCACCCCTGTTCGAGCATGATCTTCGTGCCGGGTTCGCTCGGCATGGTAAGGGCTGCGGATTGGTCGTCGTCGTACTCGCCGATCTCGCCGCCCTGTCCGGCGGGCGCGGTATAGACGCCCGTCGTGTTGGATTCGTCGCGGGCGGCGACAAGTTCCGAGACGTTGTACTCGTCCAACATCTTCAACTTGCAAAGCACGGCATGGCCGAGCGGGATTCCCCGCGTCTGCGTCTCGTCGTGCTGCGTGAAAAGGTGGAGAATGTTCGCGGCGGGTATGCGGACGACGGGCTTGCCGCCGATAAACGCCGCCGCCGGGTCTTCGCGCTCGGCGCGGAAATAGTAGGCGACGGGGCGCAACGTCCGGCGGTCAACCTCTACGCCGTTGCGGATCGCGGTCGCCGTGCCGTTGAGGTTCATCGTCTCGTCTATCGCGTCCGGGCGGATCACGCGGAGCGAAAAGCCGTAATCGTTCTGGGCGGCGCGGTCAATCAGGACAAACGCCTCGCCGTCCCTCGCCCAATTCGACGCGCACAAGCGGCAAATGGCCGCGAACGACTTGCGGCCCGTCACGTCGGCCAGTTCGGGGTCGGTCGTCCACTTCCACCAATGGTAGGACAAAAACGCCGCCGCTTTCGCGTCCACCTTCTCGACGTTCGTCTCGCGGCCCGGCAAGGGCTTAAACTTGAAACCGTCCCCTACGACGTTCGCGACGAAAAGGTCAAGCCACCGCAGATAGTGTTCGGAGTTCTTCTCCATGTCGCGGGATCGCTGCCGGATCGTCGAAAGCGCGGCGGCGATCTCGGTGTTGGAAAAGCCGCCGTCCCATTTCCACGGGGCAAGCACTCGTGAAACCTGCGCCGCGCTGAATGAGCGGACGAGCCGCGTGTTGTGCGCTGCGGGTTGTTCCGGCTTCGCCCCGGCCAGTCTTTTCAGGAAGTCGAACATTACACAAACCTCACTTTCGCGAATTTCGGCCCGTTGGCTTTAGGCGGTTGCCCCGTCTCGTCCTCGTCGGCGCGTCTGCGCCAGTAGGCAAGGATCGACAGGAGGTCGGCGTAGTCCTTGTAGGTGATCGAAAGTTCGCCGACGGTGATGGTCTTGTTCGGGTTGTTGCCGTAGTTCTGGAGGGCCGTCTCTACTGCGGCGACGACGGCGCGGTATTTCGAGACAAGCGGGCGGATGTAAACCGCGCCGAAGGCGATTTGTTCAACTCCGTCGAGCGTCGTCGCGTAAACGATCCACCGCGTCGCGCCTGAAAAGCCCGCAAGCGTCTCGGCGGTTGCGGTCGCCGTCCATGTGCCGTCGCCGTTCGCGGTCGCGGCGATTTCTGCGTTCTTCGTGCCGTCTGAAAGTTTGACGGTGACGGCGGTCGCGCCGTCCGGGGCCGTCCATGTCCCGGTCAGCGTCTCGCCGTCGAACACGGCGCGGTCTGTAAATCGTCTCGCCATTGGTGAATGTTCCTTTCCTCACCATTAGCGCGGCGGTCAAAATCGCGGCGGCGTTTCGGGCGTTCTTCCCTGTTGCGGTATTCGTCGGGCAAAATGTCGCGAGTGTCGTAGTCCATGTTGCGCTCCTTTCGATCAGTAAAGCCGCCCGCCTATTGCGAGGCGGTGTTTCTTCTTCGCCTGTGGCGGCGGCGGCGTTCCCGTTTCAGGCGTTGCCGTTCCCGATTCCGGCGGTTGCGTTCCCGTTTCGGCTTGCGGCGGCTCCGCGCCGACGATCTTGCCGCCTATGGCGAGGCGCGTCTTCTTCTTGGGCATCGTCTCTCCTTCCCCTGTCAAACCTTCCGCGCCCGCAAGCGCGTAGCACATGGCGAGACAGTCGCCGAAATCGTGCGGGTTCTTCGTCTGCCACTTGTAGGCGTACCGCTCCTTGCCGTCGTTCGACTTCACGCGGGTCTTCGCCTTGAGTTTCTCGTTCGCCACTTGGACGGCGAAGCGGTAGTGGTTGGTGTTGCCGTCGAACAGGGACAAACCGCCGTCCGCGCCCGGCTCCGTCGCCCATGCCCGGTGCATCTTCTCCTTGTACTCGTCGGCGTTCCATGCAAGCCAACGCCGCCCCTGCGGATCGCGGCACAAAATGGTCGCGTTCTTCTCGCTGCGGATTCGGCTGCGGACGTTCGGGTTCCAGTTCTGCCCGGCGCGGCCCAACATGGCGACGGCCTCGATCCCAAACTCGGCGGCGACGGTCGGCGCGAACGCGGTCACGGTGTTGAATTGCCGCCCGCCCGCGTCTATGCCCCACTTGTCGATGTGGATTCCCTGCGCCACGATCTCGCGGGCGTGTGCTTTCAGGGCGGCGAATAGCCTGGCGTTAAACTCGGTGTCGTTCAAGTTCTCCGGGATTCGTATGCGGGTGACGTGGTAGGACGTGACAAGCGCGGTCAGCCGTATGTCGAAGGTCGTGATCGCCGTGGTTATG